AAGCTTCTGCTTTGAGTGTACGTAGCACTGAATTTGATGATAAAGACTTCCAGAAAAACCTGATCACCTACCGTGCTGAGGCTCGTATTGAACTGTTGAGCTTCCAGCCTAAGGCTGCTGTTTACGGAACTACCGGAACTGCTTAATTTGGTTTGGTTTTGTTTTGATTGTGAATAATCACAAGCCCTCCATTCTTGGGGGGCTTTTTGTATATTTATGGCATGAAAGCAATTTGCCTAAATTTAGACAGCCGGCCTGATCGATGGGAACTGGCGCAAAAAGAATTTAAAGAACAAGGTTTGCAAGTGGAGCGATTTTCGGCAATAGTTAAAACGGATCGCTTTTTGTCATTTAATTTATCACAACAGGCTATTTTACAACATATAATAGAGGACACAATTGTATTTGAAGATGATGTAAAGTTTGTAAGTAATGATATGCAAAAAATGATTGATAATGCACCTGCTGACTGGCAGATGCTTTATTTATCTGGTCATGTATTGGCACCATTAAAACAAGTTAATAAGTATTGGTGGCGTTGTAAACATACCCATACAACTCATTCTATTATATACAGAGCTGAAACGGCAAAATATATATTGGAACAATTTGACCCTGGCAGGTCAGGTATTTATGATGATTTTCTGCTAAATAAAATACAACCTAATATAAAGGCTTATATTTGTAAGCCATTCATAACTACACAGCGGCCCGGGTATAGTGATCTTTGGCAGACGGATACGGATTACGGCATATTGCATACTCAAAGCAAATTATTATGAGAAAATTGCATATTACATTTAGCGATGCGAACATGACAAAGGCAGCTATCTTATGCCGGGATAGCGCAATAAAAAACGGGGCGCATCATTCCATTATGTTTAATGAAAAATGCTATGATCCAATATTTTACAATCTAAATAAAGAAATATTAAATAAGCCAAGGGGGGCGGGTTATTGGTTATGGAAGCCGTACATCATATATAATAATTTATGCAGGCTAAAAGACGGCGATGTGTTAATTTATACCGATGCAGGGGTTGAGCTTGTAAATAATATTGATTTTATTATTGATCGGATGGATAGTGATGTGTTTTTATTTGGCAATAATTACAGGCATTTAGATTGGTGTAAGATGGATGTAATAAATGCCATATATCCGGAATGGGGAACAAAATTTAACCGGGAAAGCAGACAGATACAAGCCTCGGCAATATTTGTAAGAAATACGGAGGCTTCTCGGATATTTATCGGTAAATGGCTCAAATATTGTCAATTAGATAAATTTATAGATGATAGTCAAAGTTTAATATACAATTACCCTACATTTCAGGAGCATCGGCATGATCAGGCAATACTTACCTGCCTTGCTTATTATTATGCCATTAAGCTTCATTATTGGCCGGCTCATTATAACGGTGGGCAGTTTATTTATGATAAGCATCCGCAATTTAGTGAAGATAATTACCCTGTAATATTTCACCATCACCGTAAACGAAATAATGAATGGTAACAAGTCTAAGCATAGGAACGGGCGGCCTCGGTAGGTTTGGAAATCAAATGTGGACTATTGCCGGGTGTATCGGTATTGCAAGGGCAAACGGTATGGATTTTGCTTTTCCTAAATGGATTAACCATGACAATGCTTTGTTTGGCGGCAATACAGACGATTTTAGCCAGTATTTTGTCAATCCTTTGCCATTGGTACCTGATGGGAGGCATTGGCAGAATTACGGATATTTTTGGGGGTTTAAAAATGTTATATTGCCAAATGGGGACTGGTCAATAGATGCACATTTGCAAAGTCCTAAATTCTTTGAGCATTGCATTGAAGAAGTGCGGCATTATTTTACATTAAAAAATGAACCATATCAAAATGATTATTGTGCTATTCATGTAAGGGCAGGGGATTATATTGATGATCCTAATGCTTACCATCCCAGATGCAGTCAAGAATATTATCAAAAGGCAATTAGTTTAATGCCAGCCGGGACAAAATTTATTGTATTTAGTGATGATTATTCGTTTGCAAAGGAAAGGGTAAATATTGATGCTTTATACATATCAGGCAATTATATAGAAGATTTTAGATTAATGAAGCGGTGTAAGCATTTTATAATAGCAAACAGCAGTTTTTCTGCAATGGCGGCATTATTAGCAGATCATCCGGATAAAATTGTTATTGCCCCTGAGCGTTGGTTTGGGCCATCTGTTGACATATCGGCAAAAGATATTTATCATGAAAATTGGATAGTTATATGAATATACTCTGGTCAATTCACCTTTACTTCCCAAGACATGGCAGCGGAGCCGAGGCAATGGCACGAAATATAAACAGGTATTTAAAGACCCAAGGGCATGACATTAAAGTATTATTACATCAGGCTAATCAGTATAAAATAACCGAGATGTATGAGTATGAAGGTGTAGATGTTTTCCCTCCTGATGATTACATGATAGACAGATTATTTACATGGGCGGATGTGGTCATATCTCATTTGGATTACAATAAATGGACATCGCATCAATGTGAAAAGTATAACAAGCCATTTGTTCATATTGTTCACAATGATATACCGTATCCATCAGTAAAAGACTCGCCTGTACCTGTAAAAGTTATTTATAACTCTAAATGGTGTGCTGAAAAGCTTAATTATAATCATAAGTCGATTATTTTCCCGCCTCCTTTAAATGAATGGGTAAAAGTACAACCGACAAAAAGGGAATATATAACGCTGATAAATCTTAATCAAAATAAGGGCGCGAGGTATTTTTATAGCCTTGCTAAAAAGTTACCAAAATATAAGTTTTTAGGGGTCAAAGGCAGTTATGATAATCAGTATATTGAAAACGTATCAAATGTAAAAATAATACCTAATACACCTGACATTAGAGAGGTTTATAAAGTCACTAAAATATTATTAGTGCCATCCCATTATGAGAGTTGGGGAATGGTAGCGGCGGAAGGTATGGCAAACGGCATCCCGGTAATTTATAATCCAACGCCTGGATTGATTGAAAATGTAGGGGATGCGGGTATTTGCATGAAACGTGAACAAACTGAAGTATGGGCAAAAGAGATTAATAAACTAATGACTGATGATGAATATTACCAAAAATGGGTAAAAAAGGCATTAGATAGGGCGGCGGAACAGGCTCCTGACTGGAAAGCATTGGAGCGGTTTATATGCGAATAAAAAACCCGATTAGTAAAAACAAATCGGGGGATAACCTAAACCTTATGCTTGCTTTATAATAGCAAATATAATGTTTAGTTGACAAATTAAAACATTTTGATTTTACATATTTTTAATTTTGGATAAGATGAATAATATCTACGAAATAAAGGCAACAGACGGATCTGAGCCTATAAGCCTCGAAACGGCAAAGGATTGGTTAAGGGTTAGTACCGAAGATGATGATACTATTATAACCGATCTTATTAAAGTTGCAAGACAGCGTGTTGAGGCATATAGTCTAAAATCAATGGTAAATAAATCGATTGTTTTGACAGGATATATTGAAACGGCATTTAATTTACCTTATGCCCCTATTTCTACAATATCTGCTGTAAAGGCATTGCAGGGACAAATTGTTGACACCGGGGCAAATGACTGGGATACATTGGATCCAGATGAATATCAGTTTATAGGATACAATGAGAAGCAATTTAGACCGCAATTTAGCGGGGTTTATGAAATAACCTACACAAGTACTGCAAGTACGGATACACGCCTTAAAACGGACTTAAAACGCGTTTTATTGTGGATGTACGAAAATAGGGGAGATGATACTGATGAAATGCCAGCTGAGTTAATGAGTAATGCCAAAACTTTAAAGGATTTGACATGGGTATAGGTGTAGCCAGAAAGGTAAAGATTGTTGTTGTCGGTCAAACGGATGGAATTGATGGCCCTGATGTAACGGCTGACGAAGTGGCTAATTTATGGGCGCAAATTAATACAATTACTCAAACGAGGGGATTTGATGCCGGGAAGGCTAATTATAAAACAAGTTATGAGTTTCTAATTAGGTACGATTCTGCTGTAAGCATTACAATCCGCTGCATGATTGAATATAGCAATAGGTTTTATTCTATTCAAAGTATTGAGCGGGTTGATCGGGTAAGAGCTGAGAATAAGTTTGCCAGTCAGGTATTGAACAATCCGGAGGGCAAATATTGGCGTATTGTGGCCACATCACAAGACATTGCATAATGGCATCATTAAGCGTAAATATAAAAGGATTAGATAAGTTACAGGATAAGATAAGCAAGCTTCCTAAGGAATTACAGGAGGAGGTTGTGGGTGAAATACAGGCATGGGGATATGATGTAAATGCTGAACAGATAGGATTGATAAGCCAGCAAAAGATACAGGATTTGGGCGCGTTGCAACAAAATACTAAAGTGGTACCAAAACCGAATGGAGTTGATTTGATTAGTAATGTATATTATGCGCCTTATATCGAGTTTGGGACGGGACCAAAGGTAAAAGTGCCGGCAGAATTAAATGATTATGCCAGCCAATTTAGGGGCAAAAAAAGAGGTGATTTTAGGACATTTGTTAAGGCATTGGAGGCATGGTTAAAACGCAAAGGGGACAATCCTAAGTTTGCATTTAAAGCGGCATTAAATATTATTGCAAATGGTCAGGAGGCACGGCCTTACTTTTTCCCTCCGTACCTTAGAAAACGAAAAGATTTGATAAACAGGCTAAATGTCGTAATTGGTAAAATAATATGAAAGATCCGATTAAATTTATAAAGTCCGCATATTACACGGCATTAGATGGCGCAATTACTTATAATGGATCTACAATACCTGTTT